AAAACGTTAGTAATTCAGCCAGTATTCGGTCGAGCATGTGGAAAATCAATTGTTGAGACACTATTCGAGCCACAGGTATGGGCAAACTACTCAGAACAGAAGATTAAACAACTACTCGATTCAGCTGTTACATTGTTTCAAACAGACTCCGAGGACCTAGCAGGACAGAAACTCAGTCAGCTTGCAAACAACACAGTACTCAAGCACGAAGCAGGTAAACCACTCTCAAAGGTTGACGGGACATTACAAAACCTACCAGCATTCACAAACTATCAGCAGGGGCTTGAAACGAGTGCTAGAATACTCGGATCAGCATCGGAGGCACAGTTGGGCACAAATCCAAACGCAGGAACGCCATTCGCTCTACAGAGCCTCGTAGTACAGCAAGGACAGGGCATCCATGAGTTCCGACAGGGTAAGATTGCGACATTCTTCGCGGATGTCCTGTACCGAGACTGGATACTGCAAATGTTAGTAGATGATATGAATAGTGGTGTGACGTTCTCAGAAGAGCTATCACTTGATGACCTCAACGAGATCGCAGACAACATTGTAGAAAATGAGGTAAATGAAAAGATTAAGAAGATGGTACTTGAAAAGGGAACCGTTCCAACAAATCAAGAACGCGAACTTATGAGGGAGGTAGAGCGATCAGCATTCATGAAAGCAGGTTCCCGGAGATTCATGGAAGTCATCCAGGGCGAACTGGATGAAATACCAATGGATGTCATGGTGAACATTAAAGGGAAACAACGCTCGATGGCAGAGAATGCAGATAAGCTATCAAACATATTCAGAATAATAACATCAGGGGCGCTACAACAGACCCCAGGAGTCTCAAAACTATTCAATGAGATATTAGAGGAATCGGGTTTCTCACCTATCGACTTCGCAGCAATTACTAAACCAACTATCCAGCCCACACAGGCACCGCCTGCAGAAGCTGTACCAGTAACATAAAATAAACTATATGATAAAAGATCAACTAACAGATTTAGAGGTATCAAAGATCGAGCAATTCTGCTCGGATGAGAACATGTATAACGCAGTCAAGAAGATTGCACTTGCTGCTATGTACTATGATGGCGCATTACGTAAGGGTGAGGAGTTTGTAGCGCGTAACCAGGCATTCAATTTGATAGCTGATACCTTAAAAGGAGGTCCTGTATCAGATGGAGAGCTAGGAGCAAACCTGCGTGGATTGTTTGCAGGTGTGAATTTACTTGAGGAGGCGTTTGCATATCTCAAGACTATTAAACAACCAGTGGAGGCTGTCGAGTCTCCCGTTAATGAAGCTATCTAAATCATATGACGCAGCCATCAAATAAACCAGTTAATCTTACAGCAAGTGCTCTGGTTAAAACAGGTTCGGGGGTCCTTGTGGGTATGTACGTTAACTCTACATCAGCAGGAACTATCAAGTTCTGGAATCAAACAAGTGCAGCGGTGCCCGTGTTGAACAACACCATCACACCTGCTATCGGTTACCACAATCTAGGTAATGCAAACTTCACCAATGGTTTGTATGCAACTATTGGCGGTACACTCGATGTTACACTGTATTACAACTAGTCGAATTTTATTAGAATAATATAAAAATATATATGTTAGATAACATTTTCAAAAGTGAAGAGAAGACAGACGAAGTGCAAACAGCTGTGCCTGTCCAACCAGTTGTATCTGTTCCTACACCTACACCAGTAGTAACGGCTACGGTGCCAACACCAAAAGTGTGCACCAATTGTGAAGATTCAGGGTTTAGTTGTTCAGTTTGTGGCTATAACAAGCCATAAATTGACAGAGTAATTTGTCGAGCGTATAATTAATAACATACAAGAAGCCCAACTTTGATAAATAGGGTTAAACTCTAGCACATCACTATGTCACTTGATGAAAACAACACTCCAGACTTGGAACTGGATGATAATGAAACCCAAGACGTTGAAACCGAAGACAACAGCGGCGACAACGACACTCAATCAGATAATACTGATTGGAAGGCAGAAGCTCTCAAATACAAGGCTATACTCGATAGAAACAAGAACAAGCCACGTACAGAGCCGAAGACTAAAAATTCAGGTGAACTAGGTTATGATCAAAAAGCTTACCTGCTAGTTAATGGGATCAAAGGAAGCGACGAAATGAAGCTTGTCCAAGATGTCATGCGCAACACAGGCAAAGATTTAGATGCAGTTATAGAGAGCAAGTACTTCAAGTCAGAACTAGAGGAGATGCGTGCATTACGGGAAACCGCGAACGCTAATCCAACAGGTACAAAACGCTCTGGTCAATCATCAGCTGACTCAGTAGACTACTGGATTGCAAAGGGGGAACTTCCACCAGCGTCAAACCCAGAGCTACGACGTCAAGTAGTGAATGCTAGATTGAAAAAGTCTGATAGTGGTTCACCATTCTATAACGGTTAAAGATAAACTATGTTCGTTTGAAATTAACTAATATTTAATTTTAACACTAACATTATGGCTATTGCTTACAAAGAAGAATTTGAGACCAAACTACAGGAGCGTCTCTCAGAGAATAACAAGTGGAAGGAGGTATGTAAGGTTTCATACATCAACAGTTACCAGCTACATAACCCGTACCTTACAGACTCAACAGTCTATACTGGTACTCGTGGGACTGGTTATACCTCAGTTGCGGTTGAAACTACAGATGAGACAGTGAACATTTCTACCTACAAGGGATCAGCACAGCACATTGACCGTGCAGACCTTGCTCAGAAGTCGTTCAGTGACTTCATGGAAATCGCTGACAACATGGGAACAGTATTGAATGAGGCTATTGAGACAGCTATGCTTGCAGAGCACGCTCAGTGGACAAACTTCGATAACGCTAGTATCGGAGGTGCGGCAGGAAACATCACAGTTTCAGAATCAAACATTGATGACATCATCGCTGGTGTAGTACGTGAAATTCGTGAGGCTAACGGTGAGGCTATGCTGGAGCGAAACGGCGGATTCATTATCTGGCGTCCAGCTGACTTTGAAAAGGTCCAGAAGTTCGCAGCTGCACAGGGATTCAACGTTGCTGATGATGTTCTCAAGAACGGAATCAAGCAGGGATTCAAGTATGGTGGTCTAGAGCACTACTCTACTAACAAGAACGCATCAGGTCACTTGTTCGCAGGTGTCAAAAAGGCATTCCATGTTGGTATCTGTAAGTCAACTTACGGTCTTATGACTGAAGTATTGAACCCAGTAGTATCAGGAGCGCAGATTTCAGGTATTGGATTGGAATCACGTGTTGACTATGGATTCAAGGCTTGGGCTAAAATGGTGCCGGTATTATTCGACGTACTTGTAGCATAATCGTTGTATGTCTGGCTTCATGGGTAACTACCCAAGGGTCAACGGTATCAACTTCGAAGCAATTACTATCAGTCCTGCAGCTACACAGACGCTTGCTAACTCTATCCCACCAGGGGCAAAGTCAGTACGTTTGGGAGCTAACACAACGGATGTAAACGACTTCACGGTACTACCACCTCTTGCTCAGGTAGAAAACGGTCACACAATAACTATTATTGCAGGTGCAGCAAACAGCGAACTACGAACTCCAGCAACTTCAGGAGAAGAAATCAACTCAGAAGACTGCGACGGAACAAAGGAAGCGTTGCTTACTGCAACAAATATCTATTTTGTAACCAAGATTGATAACACTATCGGATGGATGATGGAGGGTCGTACCGCAATCGGTGCGTACGCTACAGCAGTCGTTCCCGACTAGGTTCTCGAAAGTGCCAATCTCTCAGAAAAGAGGTTGGCACCATTGGGGAACTAAAAATAAACCATATGTCACTCAACACCACACAAACCCTAGCCTTAATTGATAGAAATTGCCACAGTAGTACTGCCTCGTACTCTACTGCTGACAAGATAGCCGACATGAACCTTGCACTAGACAAGGTTTTTGCGATTATATTCAAAGCCACTGGAAAGTGGCAGTTTGACGATTCAAACCATACCGATTACCCATTTATTACTACGAATTTGAATGCTAGTCAACGTGACTACACTTTTACGTCAGATGAACAAGGAAATCTAATTCTAGACGTGTACAAAGTAATGGTGAAGAATCAGGACGGCTACTACTACGAACTCAACGCTGTTGACCAGCAGAGTGACGGGGCGATGGACTCATTCTGGGACGGACGAAACACAGAGGGTACCCCGACTCGATACGACAAGACAGCTAATGGGATACTACTCGATGCGATCCCAAGCTACAGCCAGACAGCAGGGGTAAAAGTATTCATTAACCGAGAAGGTTCCTATTTCCTCACCACAGACACTACTAAAAAAGCAGGCTTTGCAGGACTATTCCATGAATATATAGCTCTAGAACCCTCAGTTCGGTACTGCAAGCGTAACAAAATGTTTGACCTATCAGATAGATACGAGAGAGACCTAGCCAAAATGGAATCAGAAATCAGAAAGTACTACCGGGATAGGACAAAAGACGAAGTACTCGCAATTACAAGCCAAGACATCAACCCAATCTAAAAACTATATGAACGATTCACTAAAAGTAACAGGAACATATGACTTTAAACACATCCGAAATGGTGTCGTAATTGATGAGTGGACTGTGAACAACCTCGTCACAAGCGCAGGAAAGGCTCTACTTGCCTCATTAGCGGGAGATGCGAGTGCAGTACCATTCACCTACCTAGCCCTCGGTACGAGCACTACAGCGCCTGCAATAGGACAGACTACACTGGTAGCAGAAATCACTGACACAGGACTTGCTCGTGCAGCAGCGACAGTATCACGCGTCACTACTACCGTAACAAACGACACGCTACAGCTTGTGTACACTTGGACAGCTTCCGGAACTAAAACTGTGGAAGAAGTTGGTGTATTTAACGCTGCGTCATCAGGAACTATGCTATCCCGTGCCCTCACTACTACTCGCAACCTAGTCAATAATGATACATTTATTGTTACTTACAAAGTAGCATTTGCTTAATATATATGGCAGCAGCAGTCGTACAATCAGTAGCAACTACAACAACAAATATTGGAAACAACCTTGTTTCTACTATTGTTGTTTCAAAGCCAACAGGGGTTGTCGATGGCGATTTAATGGTTGCATTTATACATTCACAGTTTAATAGTTCAGCTCAATCGCTTACAGCACCAGCTGGATGGGCTCTAGTTAGAACTACAGAATCATCGCCAGGTTCTGCAGGTTCTTGTATAAAGTCATACACAAAAATAGCTTCGTCAGAAGGGTCTGACTACACCTGGTCATTTGTAACAGCTTTAGGTTCCTGGTGTGGTGGTTCTATATTACGGATAACAGATTATAATACAAGTGCACCTATTTTAACAAGTAATGGAGCATCAGGTGGAACAGGAACATCTATATCTTCTGCGTGTACAGTTACGACAACAGGCGGTAACCAACTTATTTTGATGGCTTTTTATGGAAAGGCAGTGAGCTCGACTACAACAGTTTCAGCGTATGCAATAGCAACCAGTAATCCTTCATGGACAGAATTATATGACGTTTCATCTTCTGGAACTGGTGGTAGTATGGCCCTTGCTTATGCTGCGCGTCCTGAAGCTACCGCAACAGGCGATGCAACATTGACTACTAGTACAAGTATTGCTGATAATAGTGTAATACAATTGGTAGTAGTAGATAGAATATCTTCATATAGTACTACAATATCAGATTCAACTACAGTATCAGACACAGTAACCACTAATGTAGGTTTCAACCTGACAGTATCCGATACCGTCACACCTACGGATACTGTCACAGCAGAAAAACAGAAGACATGGGCTACTGTAAATAAGTCGAGTACCACATGGATAAACATAGATAAATCATAATATATATGTCAAACGAAGAACTATCACAACGAATAACAGCACTCGAATTGGTGATTGCATCACTACGCAATGGTTCTTCTATACCGTTTGATATAGGTGCTGCATTTGAATCAAGAATGAGTGGTGGCGCTACAATTCAAGGAACTAATGGAAGTATTTATAGTAAGGCAGTAAATGAGGCAGGTTCTGCTACCTATTCAGTTGCAAAGGTTCCAGACGGATCAGCTCCAGCAATTATTGGAGGAACACAAGTCTATATACCATTTTATGTTTAAAATACCCTCATCAGAAAAAAAGTTCACTATAACCAACACATCAGACGTGTCTGGCAATATTTGGTATACTAAAAATATCAACTTTGATGAAGACGGATATATTAAACTATCCAGTAGAAGCGTAGCATTGCAAACAGAGGTAGATGACACAGATTTTGACGTTCCTACCGGTTTCGGCCGTACGAGTATAAGTAGCTTTTTAGTAGCTACAGCAGACAAGCCTTGGATATTGAATTATACAACATCAGGTGGAGTAACATCACAAGAGGACACAGACACGGGTACACCAGGCGGACTTTCATTTAACTCTCATGGAACATGGTGGCAAAACCGCTGGTATGTAACTAGAACAGACGCTCTCTACTATAAATCAGGTTCTACATGGACATCCACAGGGGTATCATTGACTAGTGGTGTACCACATCCTATAGAGATATTTCGTAATAAAACGACACTCGTGATAGGAAACGGAAATGAAGTGAAACAAATCAATACAAGTCACGCAACATCTACATTTGCACAGCTTACACTACCTTCAGACTATGAGGTGGTTAGTATAAAGTACTCGAATAATAAGGTAGGAATAATAACTAAACTTTCATCCACAGCGTCTGAGCAAAATCAGGAGGCATATTTCTTTGTATGGGATGGAACATCATCAGCTGCTAGTCAGGGTTTTCCTGTTGGGTCTGACTCTATAATTTCTGTAGCTTCATATAAGTCTAGTTGGGTTATTTTAACAAGAACAGGACAACTACTATTTTTTAATGGAGGTGGATTTACAGAGCTAACCTCTCTACCTTACTACTTCTCTGGTTCAATACCAGGAGATTCAGCAAACCGTATAGGTATTGGTGACCCTATGCACGTTGAGGGTGACGTTATTTATATCAATATGAATAACGACATGAGTACATTTGGCAAGTACCAAGAGGTATACATGGAAAACTTCCCAGCCGGGATATTGTGTTATGACCCAAAAGTAGGCTTGTATCACCGATACGGACCGTCTATATCAAGGCTGTCTACAGCTTATGTGGCACAGACTGACGTAAATACTACTACTGGTTTATTCACAGCAAGTTCTGCTGTAGTTCCAGAGACTGGTAATCCAGTTATTTACACATACGATCCAAGTAATCTTATTGGTGGTCTCAACACTGGTGTTGTGTACTATGTTATTCGAGTAACAACGAGTTCATTCAAACTAGCTACGACAAAACAGAATGCAGTTGATGGGGTGTGGATAACTCCAACAAGCCAAGGAGCAACTTTTAATAGATTCTCATTTCTGAATGTAAAGGATTACGGGATATCGTATGTTGATCTACGAGTAGGTGCTATTAGTCAGGTAACATATTCTTCAGATGTAGCAGACCATCTAATATTTGGTGGTGAATATTGGGATTATAATTCAGTGACACCTAATGGTGTCGCCTGTTTAACTGTTCCTTATTTCAAGAATATAGGTTACTTTGTCACGCCTAAATTGGAGTCCCCCAACATTGAGGAGGTATTCCAGAAGTTATTCATCAAATACAAACCACTAGACACAGATGACAGAATTATCATAAAATACAAAGATGTAGACCTTATCGACGTTCCAGTTACATCTCCACAGCGAAATAATGGTGGTACCGTTGGAAACTGGACAAGCTCAACAACATTCACTACTACAGCCTCGATCAGTCACATCAAAACACTGGTAGACGCAGGGACAGAGATAGAATGCGAGTTCCTCGCAGGTGCCGGTGCAGGCCAGATGTCGAAGATAACATCCATAACTGGTACTAGTACATTTACAGTGACACTAGATGACGAAATCGACGGAGCAGCTAGTGGCAGTATCTGTGCGTTCATGATGAATAACTGGAAAACACTCGGAACACTTACATCAGCGGATACAAAAGGCTGGGAACAGTACGGTTTGGCAACATCGTCAAAAGCTGTTAAAATAAAAGTGATACTCGAAGGTGTTGGGGTTACTGTCGAAGAATTACGAGTAATAAACGATGTATCCATACCATCAAAATAACAAAACTAATTATGGAACCACAAGAATTAATCAAACAAGGTCAGCTGGGGTATTCCAAACAGCAAAAGCAGTTGCGTGAGGCTTCGAGTGCGACAACACCTACTCCAGCACAGCCAGTAGCTACCACTATCGGTGATAAACAATACACAGCTGGTGGCGCTACTGTGAACCCATACGGAAAGCCGATTACATCAACTGCAATGGCACCTACTACACCAGTAAAGTTGCCAGATACTACTGTCCCGACATCACCTGCAACCGCTCAATCAGTTGTCGGTTCTACTGTTGCGAATAATGTGCAGGCACAACAGACAGCAACAACTCAAAATCAGCCAGCTACTACGTCAGATGTGTTGTCGAGCTTCCAAAAGGAGCTGCTAGGACTGCAAGACCAGCAAGCAGAGGCCACCGCATCAATCGACCGTACAGCACAGGAAGCAGAGCGTTTGAATGCCAACCGTATCGCCAACGAAATTGAGTCAGAACAGAATGCTACACGCCAGCAGGTAGACCTCATACGTCGTACTAACCCTACAGGTTCATTTGGTGGTGCGTTAGAAGACCAGATTAGGGACATAGAGCGTGAGTCGCTAATCCGCCAGACTAATAAGGCAGTATTGTTAAACGCTGCTAATCGTAACTTCGAAGCTCTAAAAGAAGCGGCAGATTCTGCACTTGCTTTGAAACTAGAACCTATCAAGACGAGAATTGACAACGCTAAACTGTTCTACCAAGAAAACAGGGACATATTTAATAAGCAAGAGGAACGAACATACCAGGAGAAAATAAAAGATGAGGAGAGGGAGTATAATAAGATTGAAAAAGAGCAAACATTGATAAACAATTTCAAACTTGATGCGGCAAAAAATGGAGCAAGTGCAGCATTTTTGCAGTCTATATCTAACAAATCATACGAAGATATACTTACTACACCCGGAATAGAGAAGTACATGCAGTCGCCACTAGAAAAGATGCAGATGCAAAAGTATGCTATTGATATAGCAAAAGGCAGCGTAGATCTACAGAAAGCTCGAAAGGAACTATCCGAAATAATGATCACAACTGCATCTCCAGGATTGACACAAGATCAACGTACAGATTTACTCAAAAATCCAACAGCACAGAAGGCTCAGGCGCGTATTGGTGTCATCCAGGCAGTTGATGCTTATGGTAGAAAGGTTTCAGAATATAAAAAAGGACGTCTCACTGCTTCAGAATTACGCGAACTGAATACAGCATTAAAAACTACTGTCGGATCAGCTATAAATGTCGCACAGGGTCAGGGTGCCATGGGTGAAGAGGAGGGTAAGAGAATACTCGACAATTTGGAAGCTGGTAGACTGACCAGAGAAAAAGTAACTCTAGCTGCTGTGGAGGGTGTTAAAAGTGCACAAGACTCCTTACTGCAATCTGAATTTGGCTTTATTGACTCTGGTATACCAGGAGCAACAGACTCGTTTCAGCTATTCTCTGACTACAAGCGCTCAAAATCAGACCCATTATTAGTCAATAAAACATCAGGCATTGATAGTCTAGGGCTTGGAATATAACTATATGAACAAAGAAGAATTTGCAAAAGTAAAATCAGGAGTTGAGCTTTGGTTTGATGCTGATGAGATTCGCACGCGGATGGCAAGTCGAGTCAAGCTGCTCGAGAAGAAGCTCAAACCAAAACGCAAAGCGAAAGAAGAACAAGAGTGACCTGGCCCCGAAAGGGGCTTTTTCAATGCTGTTGACTTTATTGGGCTGATGCGTGATAATAGAAAAACACTTGAGGAGAACTTATTATGGGTAAGGTAAAGGACTACTACATGGAAGAGATTGAATCGGATGACGGTTCACCAGATCCGTACGGCCCGCAGCTGACGTTGATTCGTGGCCTGCCTGGCGCAGGTAAATCGACGTATGCTCAAACTCATTTTAGCAAGTCTCTGCACTTTGAAGCTGATCAGTTTTTTGAATTGAACAATGGCGAGTACAAGTTTGACCCTGCGCTGATTTCCTGTGCGCACGATTGGTGTTATTCTAATACTGTAAAGGCTCTTCGGTGGGGATATGATGTTGTTGTAACCAACACATTTACTCAGATCTGTTGACAACATCGGTGGACTGATATATAATAACCCGATACCCCAAAGTGTACGCAACTTAACAGCGGTGTCTCCCTTCCGAGGAGCCCACTTAGCTGCCAAGCCGTGATTATCAAGTACTGCGTTCTTCCAGAAGTGAGCTGCAGTCAGTGACAC